CATCCTCAGAGAGGTAATCACTCGTCTGGTGTATTGACCTGAGGAACTGCTGAGCAGCGACTAAGTCGTTATTCTGAAGGGCGCTCTTGAACTCGGTTATGCTAGTTTCGAGTTTCCGAACCATAGGGTCGAGTTTGCGAATCGTGTCGGACATGTGTTCTCGCATTGCCTATCACCTCATTAAACTAGCGCTCAGTTCAGGTTGCTCTCTTTCTTGTTGTTAAGGGGGTCAGCAGCCGACGCCTTCGCATCCTCGATAGCATCCAATGCCTGCTCCATCGGTCCTTTCTTGTGCCCTCTTTGGTTTTTCTTGGACTTTGGCGCTCCATCTCTTGCAGTCTCGGAACTGACTGGTGCTATCTTTCCTTGGCGAGTGCCATCGCTCTCAGAGCCAGAGCCTGCGCCCATTCCCTTCTCCATGGTGAGTATCTGGTTGCCTCTAGGTCGAACTCTGCTAGGGACCTGCCCTACTCTCTGTTGCCTAGTGGCCCTTGGGTCAGCAGGCGCTCCTCCCGGTGGGGGAGCCGCGCTCGGCATGGCTGGTTGTCCCATGGGCCCGCGAGGCATGCCCACTCCCGGTGGCGCCATGCCGGGAGCCATCATTCCGGGTGGTGGTGGTGCCATGCCGGGTGCTGCTCCTCCCGGTGGGCCTTGGTCTTCGGGAGGCATAGGGCCGGGAGGCATTCCTCCTTGTTGAGGAGGCATCATCTGCTGCCCCATCTCGGGTTTCTTGTAGAAGAATCGAATGTCCCTGCCCGCATCCTCCGTTAATTCAGGTTGGAAGCCAAGTTGCTGCATTCTCTGTGCTATGTTGACTTCCATCTCGTCTCTTCTCAAGCGTGTGACGTCGTCCTCCTCCTCGTTCGGATATAGAGTCATTTCCCAATCAGTCACCCCCATAGACTTGAAGAGGCGAGGGAATACCTCCCTGCCGTATAGTTTCTGACCAAACTCCACCGCTCGGTTGGTGACTAGAATCTGCATGCCCTCGTTATTGAGACCACCACCTTTGCCGCTGTCCATCATGAAGATGTTTGAGACCCCGTAGAAGGCCGCTATCCGCATTCTCAATTCATCACGAACAGCACCATACTGCATTTCGTCGAGCGAGTCCATGAAGCGGACGAACTCTACACGACCCCTTCCAGTAGCAGACTCGATGCCGACCTTTGGTATGTAATTGGGGTCTCGCTCCATCTTCTCTTCGGCGCCCTTCCAGAAGGATGCTGTGGATTGAATGTTGTCTGTCGTGATGGCGAGGACTCCTCGCGGTATCCTCCTCTTCTGGTACGCGAGGTACATGTAGTTGTCCATAGCGGACAGGGTCATGGCCTGCCTCCATAGTGTGGCTACAGGGCTCCTGCCGTAGAGTTTGGATGGATTGTACTTGCTGAAGTGAAGCACCTCTCCCTCGATGTAGTATTGGGTCTTGCCCGAACCAGCGGTGTTGATGAAATGGACGTCCTGCAACGCTTGGTTGCAAACCTCGCAATTCTTGACGTCGCCTCCAAAGGGATAGGTCTTGTCCCTGTGAATGGGACATACTAAGTATCGACCGCCCCTAACACCACGCTTGTCCGAAACTATCCTCATGAACGTGGGGTCTCCTCGTAGCATCTCTTTGACCCGATAAAGTTCTATGTCGTTCGAGCCCTCCTTGAAGTAGTAGTCCTTGATGAGCACGATGAAAGCGTCATCGACGATGTCCAAGTCCCACTCGAGTTCCCTGAGGACATCGGTGAATGTCTGGTCCATGCCATTGCGCTGCTGGATGAACCAGCGTGGGTAGATTATCTGGTCAGCGTCGGGCTTCCTGAAATCTGAGTTGTCGCATATCTTGCACTGCTGTGTCTCGTGCTTGTACTCCTCACCACAGTGAGTGCACTTCATCTGGAACTTCTTCTCCCAGAAGTGTCCTCTCCTGAAAATCTCCTGACAAAGGGTATTGATGGTGGTCCTGAGTATGATGCTCTCCTGCACGGTAGCATAGAGTGCTGGTATGCTCACTCCCTGAACTAGGACTGGCTCTTGTATGCCCGACTTCCACAAGGGCATTATCGGCTCAGGTGTGGTCTTGGTCCTGAAACCGCTAGAGAGACGGTCTATGAAACGGCTGATGAATCCTTGTTCGTCTGCCATCAGCAGTTCCACCTCTTCAACGCCGCACCTTTGGGTGTGAGTTTGCCGCCCTTGCTAGTTGGCCCTTTCACTCCACCCATGCGAGCGCAGAAGGATTTACGCCTCTTGGCTTTCTTGCTACCGGCCTTGAGTTTCGATGGCTTCGTGGTGACAGGAGGTTTGAGGTTCGCGCCCTCCTCTCTCTTGAACTTAGCACGGCCTTTGGCGTTTAGCCCGCCTTTCTTACTATGTCTATTTGGGTTATAGCCGTGGAATGGCTTGGACTTCTTCTTGCCCTTCTCAAAATGGTTCTCCAAGAGAGCCATGCTTGCTTGTTGCATCGGAGTGCAACAGGTACAAGGCTCGAACTCCATTGAACTCACGCTACGCGCACTACGCCTATCATCTTAACGATTGTGGGTTTCCCACTCACTCCTTGCTTCTTACTCCTCTTCCTTTTTGTCGCTGCCTGCTTTTGTCCATCGGACATGCTTCCAGATGTCTTCGGTGTTTTGCTTGAGACTTTCACTGATGGTCTGCACTTTGGATATCCCTTTGACGATTTTTTCGCCTTGCTTCTCCCACAAGGGGGGTGCTTGCCACTCTTGTCTTTTCTGGAGACGTCGACCCACTTCTCCTTGAACCAACGATTGAGATTCTTCTGCACTTCTTCTTCGGTCATCAAAATCTCGAAACTCCTACCATTTTCTTAATGCTTTTTTGTTTGTCGATTAAAGCATAACAAGGGCACTTAGGCGATGTTGCTGAACAATTCATCACTCCCTTGACCATACAAACACAAGGTGTTTTTTCAGTCCCCCCACAACAGCAAGATTTTCTTTTAAGTTTCATTTCTTCTTCCCCTTCTTCTTGAACTTGCCACGACAGTACTGGACTGCCCAGCCATTGGCGTATGCAGAGGGGTAGACTTTGAACTTCCTCTTGGCTGCTGCTTTACCTTCAGGGCAGAGTTTCTTCTCGAGCATGTCCCAAGCGGTCTCAAAACCCACACAGTCAGGACAGTCACAGTTACTCATTCAAACCAATTCTCCTATCAGTTCGGGGTCGCTCCTGTCCCACGAGAGGACCTCTTGTTCATCAACTTTCCACTCCTCGAGCAGTTCATCACCCCTGACATCGGACCAATTCTCCCATTTGACGAGACGATACAACTCGTCTCTCCTCTTGTTTATCAAGTCACCATCTTGACCTCGAAGGGACAAGTGCTCCAAGACGTGCCGGGCTTGGTTCTTCTTGAGTCGGAGATGGGGCATGGTGCCTTTCAGTAACTTAGTGATGTCGGCTTTGCTGTAGAACTGCAAACGGTGCTGGCTTCTCTTGCTGCTCTTGTGGACTTTCAAATCCAAGGAAAGGACGCCACAATCCAGCATCTTGTAGAGGTTCTCACAATGGTGCTTGCCTCTCAGACCAGTCGCAACTATCCCTGCTCGAGGCTCGCCCCTCTTCGAGATGGTGATGTAACCATCAGCGTCGAGGAACCCTGCTGCGTATGCCCAAGGGTCCTTCATGACCAGATGGAGGTCATTGGTGAGCACCTCCCAGTTCGGGCCGCTCTTCACTATGTCGTACTCAGGGCCATACGTCTTCATGAGAGCACCTAGTTGCTGGGAACTCGGCAGTCCCTTGTTCCTACCGTCCTCTCCCGTCATGTGGGTGAGTATCCCACGTGAGGTCATAGCGCCGTGTTCGATTAGCAGGTCCACTGCCTTCTGCAGGACCATGGCATCCTTGTTGGAGAGTTTCTCCGCTTGGTGCAAAGTGGTCTTCCACATGGACTTGGATTCCTTGCGGAGTTTGAGGGCATCCACCCACTGCCCTTGTTGAGTCTCGTCGAAGTCGCCCTCTATGCTGGATAGTTTGGATATGACCTCATTGGCGTTTTCCCATTGCAGACACGCTTGTCTGAGAGAGACCTCTCTAGCGTCTCCGAACTTCCTGAGAGCCCTAAGGTCCTTGTCAGACACACCTAGTGACTTTATCGTGCTCATGTGCTTGTCTGCCCATCCTAGGGAATTCAGTATCTGCTCTACCTCTGCTGCTTTGGTGAGTCGGATTATCTTGATGGCCTCGTCAATCTCAGGGGCCATGGCCTTGTGGACGCGTCTCTTCTTCCGCAAGTCCTTGACTATCATAGAGGGTGACTTGCCGAAGGTATCCTCAAACCATCCTTCTATCGACTCGCCAGTGGCGACCATCATCTCCTCCTTGAGTTGCTTCTTCTTCTTCTCCTCTTCCACCTTCTCCTGAGGAGTCTCGTCCTCATCTGACACTGACAGTGCACCTGCGCCGCTGTTACCGGGAGCCGGTGCAGCGGAGCCCGAAGCGAAACCAGCGCCTTTGATTCCGACTTGCTTTATCAGAGGATGCTGTTGTAACTGCCTCATCACCCAAGCCCTGTCGATGTCCAACTCCTCGGTGTGAGCGTCGTAGTCGTCACCGATGAGTTCGCTCCCCCAAGTCAATCTATCAACCCCGACATGAGTGCGTCCAAGTCTATGATTCTCTCACGGAACTCAGTAGTGGCCCAGTTGCCCAGAGCAAGGGCTATGGCGAAGTCATCGTGCCTAGCAATGCTGTCCAGTTTCCCTTGTTTGCTCATACCAAACATGATTAGTTCGTGCTCCAATTGGCTAATGAGGTCGCGTGACCTTTCATCTCCCCATGGTAAGCGAATCTGCTCTCGCTCGAAGCGAAGGACTAATCCCATAAGAAGGCTCTCTCGCCGCTGCTTGGTACTGATGAAAGTCTTGATTGGGAGGTCGGTGTCAGCACGCAGTTCAGTGGCGAACACACGCTGGAAGTGGTTGGCCTCCAGTTCTATGACTTCAGGGCCGAACTTGTTGTTCAAACGCTGTATCTCTATGATTTGAGTACGGAAGTCCATCCCCTTCCTACGCACCACGTGCACCACCTCCAGAGTCTCAGGAGAGTCTGAGGGGCGACGTAGCACCAGCATGACGGTATAATCCGCTTGGCGGTCTGACGATATTGCTGGGTCCCAACCGATGAAGTACTGGCTGTCATCATCATCATGACGCCTATCCATCAGAGTGAGATGGGGGTCTTTGCACGCATTCACTATCGCAGTGGGGAACAGGCTGGACATGTCGTCCATCGGCTCGCAGAGGTACTCACGAGTGAATGCGATTGCTGGCATGTCCATCCTACGAGCATCTAACGCCTCTAAGGACCATCGCCATGGCCAGAGCGGCTCGCCCTTCGCGTTGATAGCAGGATAGGTCTCGACGAGGTACCCGTCTCTTCTCTCCAGTTCGGTGTATAGGTCAGTCGGGGTGAACGGGGTTCCGACTATGCAGAGTTGTGATGTGTGGTGGAGGGTCGGGACTAGAACCTCGTAGAACCAAGAGGCCACACGCTGCAGTTCGGTATCAGTCGTACCCCAGAGTATGTCATCTAGGAGAACCATGTCTGGGTGAGCGCCTCTGACACCGCCGCCGACTGACTTTGCGTTGATTCGAGAGCCGTTCGTGAACCCGAAGAACGTCTTGGACCAAGCATCTTTGTCCTTCATCTTGGCAAGCATCGGGCTAGAGTCTATGAGGTCATTCAGGCTTCTCATGTGCCTGATGGATTGGTCGAGGCTGTGACTGAAAATCATCGTATCCAGACGAGGAGTAAATATCACCTTCCAAAGGAGATATCCGAGGAACAGCGTGGATTTGCCATGGTCTCGAGATGCTTTCACACAGTATCTATTGTGCGTATTGAGGTTGTGGAACCACTTGGCATGGTGGTCGGCTAACTGCCATCCCAGTATCTCCTCAAAGAAGAACTTGAAGTCTTTCTTCGCCATCTCCCAGTCGATGTCCTCGATTATCTCCAAGGTGGCCCTTTCAGTGCTGGCCATATCATAGCCCCTTCAATATCGCCCACGCTAAATCAATGGGCTCTGTGGGTTCACTCAAGGTGACGCTCGGGTCGTCATCTGGGTCGAAAGCCGCGGTCTGTCCATAACTCATCAAGTCATCACCAGTCAGTTTCTCGTATATTGATGCCCAGTGGACCAAGTTCGCAGAGTTCTGTACATTGCCCTTCGCTGCATTGCTCATGGTTGCCCACGCTCCTGAAGCAGTAAGAGCGTCTACTAATGCTTCACTCCTTGATTTGGTGTAATCAGGATTATCTACTCCCGTGATGGGATTTTCGGCTATCGCTGCGAGTGTTTTCTTATTGAGTGTTACAGACTTCCCGTCAGCGCCCTTGATTTTCAAGGAGCCATTTTTTGTCGCGGTGATGTTTGGGTCGTCTATAGCAAGACCGGCGACGTCTGCACTCTCATTGCTATCCACCCCAAAGCCTTGCAATGCATCCATGACAGTAGAGACATTTCTCGCGCTTCGGTCTTCATCGCTCTCTCCATCAGATGTGTCTTCTGTAACGGCAGGCTCATCAGCGCTAGTTTCTGCTAATGACTCATCTCCCATGTCTTCTAAGGGTGGGTTATCCAAACGGTCTCTGACTAATGCTTCCAATTCGTCTGAACTCGTCGCCCTATCAAAGTCAACACCGTTCTCTCTGAGGAACCGCTTCATGTCAGTGATATTCGGTTTGCCTTTTCTGCTTCCGCCTTGCACGTAACTGATATCAGGATGGATTTGTTCTGGGACGTCTTCTTCAGCATCACCTGCTTCAGCCTCACTTGTTTCAGCATCACCTGCTTCAGCCTCACCTGTTTCATCATCACCTGTTTCATCATCACGGGTTGTTGTTGTCGCTCTTCTCCTCACGCCAGTCCTGCCCTTCTTCTTGAAGAACCAATTGGGATACATCCTCATGATGTCGGCCATATCCATCCCTTCCTCGTCTCTGAGTTGTACGACTTGCTGCCAACGAGCCAGCATCTCATCAGTCTTCATTCCCTTGTCTCGAGTCTTGAAAGGGAGGCCGGTTTCCGCAAGATGCCGACGGAGGTCTGAGGCTCTCATGAACTTTGGATTCTCCATACGGAATTTGAGTTCAGCCGCTTTACGGTCTAGGTTTGCTTGCTTTCTTCCTGCTAGGGCTTCTGCCTTTATCTTCTCGTTCAATTCTTGCATGGTGGGGTCTCTAGCGAGCACGTTGAGCATCGCTCGTGCTTCTGGGGAGGCTTCGTTAGCCACTAAATCCCTGATGAAAGCAGCGTTCTGCGTTTTGACGTTGGAGGGGGACTGGTACGACGGGTTGGCTATCTTGCGCTTCTCGGTCTCCATTAAGAGGGCCATACGAGCCTTCAATGCCTCGCTCTGAGCGCGGCGAGTCTTGTACTCCGTCGTGCCGGGAGAGCCCCAGTTGGCTGGATTGAGTTTGGAGCCTTGGACTCCGGTCAGGAAGGACTCGAAGGGATTGTCCATGAATCTCTTGTAGCCATCCTTCCCGTGACGGGCGGAGATTCTCTCCAACTGGCCACCCGGCCCGAACACTGGCCTCTTGACTGGTATCCTCTGCTCTCCGATTCCCTCTCCAAGTTTGCCTGAGAATAGGTATGCCTGCGGGTTGTCTCTCAAGCGAGATAGAAGCGCTGACGGGTGCAAGCCCGAGAACTCACCAAAACCTTCGGGTATGGTCTTGCCCTCCCTAGAAAGGCGTTCGAGAAACCTCTGTTGGTTTTTGAAGGCGTGCTGCAGCCTCTTGGTGCGCTTTCTCCCCTCTTCATCAGGCAAGTCTGCTGATGCGAGACCTACTCCAGTCTTCGGGTCTCTGAGGACAGCGCTTCTTTGGTTTTTGCCCTCTCCTAGGGCTTTGCTCTCTCTCAATTGCTGAATTGCTCTTCCGGGAGAAAGAAAATTGCGTGTGTCTACTTGTCTTATTGGCTCTCCCTCTTT